GCCCTCGTAATGTTGTTCCATATTACGAATTACCCCGTTATATTACACAATATACAAGTCCTATTGCTTCAGGAGCATCAGCTCAAATTACAACTCAAACCTTACAATTAAATCAAGTGCCTATTTTTTGGGCGTGTGTCGCTTAATAAGGCGATGCTTATGTCTCTATTGCGGGAAGTTCTTAAAGCATCTTCTACTATCTTATAGACGAAAGTTTATAAGAAAACTCGGGTAATGACCGATAAGGAGTAAAAACGAAGATGATACATAGATAATCCGCAGGCAACGGTTCTAAGTCCGCTACGCAAGGATAAGAACAAGCCTCAACGACTATATGGGACAGTGCGGGAGAGAATTAGCAATTCTCTACGAACGCAGAAGATATAGTCTATTCCCTTTAAAATATACCGAAAGGTAGGGTATAAAAGGATAAATTAATTATTATGGTTCGTAAGCCTATGTCTTCTCAATTATGGGACGATACTGAAACTTTCTTACAAGTTGAGCGTTGTGTCGTCAATTGGAACAACAATTCAGGTATTTTAAGTTCTGCTACACCTCAAGACTTATACCGTTATGCTCGTGAAAATGGTTCAAATCAAAACTGGAGTGAATTTAGGGGTAGAGCAAATCGTAATCCTTCTAATCCTTCTGATTTAGCTACACATCTTGTCTATACATCAGGTTCTTTAGTTGTATTAGATTTTGGTAAAGATATTCAACTCGTAGATGAATACTACGCATCGGGTTCAATCGGTTCATTTTCATTACAAGTTCAACTTGATGTCATTAATAACAGTAATGCCAGTTTAGAAGCTTGCGAAGTATGTATGATTACTATGAATTCAGGTGTATTCGTCTGCGAACGCGGTGCGTCATCTGTTTTCACTGCTTTATTAACAAAACAAGATGTTTTATCAGCATCACAATATCAACCATATACTCGTGGTGATGTTAAGAGATTAGTTGGTTCTGGCTTCCTTGATACTTTAAAGAGTATCGGTTCAGCATTAGGACAACAATTATTACCAATAGCAGGTAAAGTTGCTGAAAAAGCAATTATGGGTCGTTTAGGCTTAGGTGCTTCAGCTGGCGGTATGTCAGGAGGAGCTCTCAGCGGTGGCGAAATGATGGGCGAAGGTGCTTCAGCTGGCGGTATGTCAGGTGGTCGTATGAAAAAACATCTTAAAATGTAAGTAAAAAATAATTATATTCATTTATAATAAAATATATCATAAATGACTATATACATTCCTTTTAGGGGGTTCTATTATACAAGATATATAAGAAGTTATAATTGTGATTATTATAATTATTGGAATGAAAATCCAAGGTATAAACATTTTTTAGATATTAAGGATAAATTATAATATATTATTTTCTTTTCTTATTATATAGTATATTTAATAATGTCTCAAGCAGAACAAAAATTAGTTTTTTTAACAGGTTCAGTCGTGGCTAATAATGCTGTTGCTGTAGTTGTAAGTGATTGTCGTATTCAAGCAACATCATTCGTTATGTTAGGTCTACCGAATGCTCGTGTTGGTGCTAATGCTGGTGATGCTTATGTTAGTGCTGTTTCATCAGGTCAATTCACTATTGTAGGTGGAACTGCTGATACATCAACTTATCCTTACTATGTCGTATCAAGTCCTATGTTTGGTGCTCTAAAAGAACAAAGTGCTTATACTCAATAATCAAAAAAAAATATATTGTTATTGATATATAAGTTGTAAATTTTTTTTCTATATCTATTCTATACATATACAACTATTAAAATGGATACTTCTGTATTAAACGGTCTTTTAACAACTCTTTTCACTTCTGCTTGTTTTGTTGCTTATAAGGTTATTAAACGATATACTCTGAAATCTTCGTGTATTAATAATGAATTACATATAACCGTTAAGGATTTGAATGAAAAGGTAGATGCTACACACGAATTTATCAAAATGATTACATTAGAACTCGTTAATGGGGTTAATCAATATAAAAAACAGCAGGAAGGATTTATAAGCCCTTCTGTGGAAACAGAAGATATGAAAGAAACTAAATAAACAATAAATTATTAATAAATTAATTTATTATCTATTTAATATATATAGTATTAATCTTAAAATGTATGATACAGAGTATAACCGAAGATTACAACAACAAATTTTAGACTTGAATAGACAAGCAATAGAACATACTAAACATTATTATATGTCTATTGATGATGAAATACCACACGCTTTAGGAACTGGATTACAATATGCCGTTGCTGACGGTGTTGTCGGTGTTGGTTCAGGTAAAGAAGAACCATCAAGCGAAAGTGATGAAGAAGAAGAATTTTTAGAAGGTCGGGGTGCTTCGTTAGGTTATGGTGTAGAAGAATACCCTAAAAACTTTCAAGGTAATTACTTGAATACTGCTTTCTCTACTTTTGATAAGCCTGTTATTAGACCTATGGCTACCGAACAAGAATTAACTTTAATGAGAGATGGTGGTTGTAAGGATTGCGAACAGTATTTAGAAGGTGATGGTATGGAACGACACGACGAAGTTAAAGCAGAAATGAATGAAATGGGTGAAGAACCTTTATTAACTACTAAAAAAGGTCGTGGTCGTCCAAAGAAAGGTAAAGGTATTTTAAGCGGAATGCCTGATGCTATTGCTTTCGCTCAATCACCAAAGGGTCAAGCATTAGGTCAAAAATTATTTGATATGTTTAACATATTGAAAGGTCGTGGTATTAAACCTGAAGATTTAGATGAAAAACTTTATGGTTTACCTGATGATATAAAACAAAAAATTATGTCAGGTAAAGGCAAAAGACGAGTTCAAGCATATTTAGAAGGTTCTGGTTTTTTTGACGATTTATGGTCTGGTATTAAGAGTGTAGGCTCAACAGTATTAGATGTAGGTAAATCAGTAGCCCCTTATGCTGTTCCTATCTTATCAGCTTTAGGAAAACCTAAAAAACGGGGTCGTCCTTCTAAAAAAGCAGGTGCTAATATTGGTCTCGCTCAATCACCCGAAAGTGTTAAATTCTTTGAAGAAAAACAGAAAGAAGGTAAAGGTGCTAAAAAACGGGGTCGTCCTTCTAAAAAAGCAGGTGCTAATATTGGTCTCGCTCAATCAGAAGAAAGCAATAAATACTTTGAAGAAAAACAGAAAGAAGGTGGTAATTTCTTTAGCGATTTATGGGACGGCGTCAAGAGTGTAGGTGAAGTAGCATTGAAAGTAGCCCCTGCTGTATTAGCATTAGGAAAACCTAAAAAACGGGGTCGTCCTTCTAAAAAACAATTAGAAGGTGGTGCTGTTCTTCCTGAAGCATCATCTTCTTTCGGTGCTAACCTAAAAGGTGGTCGTATGTTGGTTGAAAATAACCAAATGAGAGGACATTATGGCGGTGCTAAAGCCGAAAAGAAAGACTGTAAGACTGGTATTAAAGACCGTGCTAAAATTGTTCGTGAAGTTATGAAAGAAAAAGGCTTAAGTATGATTGAAGCAAGTAAATATGTTAAGGAAAAGGGATTATGGAAGTCTAAATAATTAATTTAATTAAAATATATGATTATTATATATATTAACTAAATGGCGGATTACGCAAAATTAAGAAATAGAACAAACAAAGAGTATGTTGATGATTATACAGAAGCAAATAGACGGGCTTGGCGTATTGAGTTAAAAAATATCTCATTACAAGAAAGTCCTTCTGCCCCTCCTGCTGATTTATCTACTATCTCTTCTTCGGCAAAATTAGGTTCTAACCTTATTGCCCTATTGAAAGATGCTCTGAATAATGTTAAATTGAGAGTTAATCCTGTTTATCTTTATACAAAACCATCTACTTTAGATTTCGGTAAAGCAAAAGAAGTTTTGGGTGAATATATTAATGAATTAAAATATACTATCTTACCTATTTTACGCAATAGTGCTTCGGGTTCTAACAATACTCTTCTTTCCAATACCTTTAACGATTTAAGTGAAATTTTACGCTTATTGAATATGATTATCACTGAGTTCAATAAAATTGAAATTGAAACTGAAATTACACGGGGTTTAGAACGCTATAGACCTGAAAGTGTTAAGTTTTCACAATTAACTAACGAACAATTGATTAATGCTGTTGATAATTATACATCTGCCGAACAAAAACAAAAATTAGATTTAGCTTTAGAAAAAGCATTAAAAGAAAAACAAAAAGTTATTCGTGATGAATTACTAAAAAAAGGTGTAAATGTTAGTATTGCTCTTACCGAAGCATCTAAATATCAATTTGATAGAAGAACTAAGGAATATCGTGATATTTTAGAAAAAGCATTAAAAGATAATAAAATCTCTTTAGAAAGTCAAGCATCTACACAAAGGGCTATTTTCTCTTTCTACGAAAATGAAAGAGATAGTTTTATTGAATACCGTAATCAAATTATATCATTAGTTAAAACTGTATCTAACTATCAATCTCAAGAAATCTCTTATGTTTATGGTTCTACATCTGTTCCTGATTTATTACAACGAATTAAATTGTATGTTATATCTCGTGTTGGTTCTTTTGAAAGTCCTGAAAAATTACGCAGACAATATCCTCTATTACGAGATTTACCTGATTTTAGTAAAAAAGTTGATAATTATTATTCAAAAGAAACTTCTGCTTCTACTTATGTTAATGATTATTTAGAACGCATTGCTAAACGACAACAATTATCATCTGTTAAATACTTAAATAACGAAACATTAAAAAATGCCTATGAAGATATTATTAATAGTGAAGAATTTAATAAAAAAGTTAATGATTTATATTCAAAAACTTATGAATATTATGAAACCGAATATGCTAAATATCTTGCTGATGAAGGTAGAGATATTAAAGACCAAAAATTACCCGAACCTGTTTCTACTGCTACAACTAACTTAACTGTTGAAGATGCCCCTATTCGTCCTGTAGTTCCTATAGAACAAGAACCCGAACAAAAACAAGATGAAGAAGAAATGAAAGGTCAAGGTCGTCGTAAAGTTAGTAATCCTCGTATCGTTTATGATGGTAAAAGTAGTAGAATGTCTAAAGTTGCTGGAAAACAATATGCTATGATGGAAGAACCTAAATATGACCCTCTACAGTCATTATTAGACCGATTTAATGCTGGTGAAAAGAAGTATATTGACGAACAAACTAAAGATAATTTACGCTTTAGAGTTCATAAGAAAGGTAAAAAATAAATAAATTATTCATTTATTATATAGTATTAATATAATGAGTGAATACATCAAAAAAAAACAACCTGACGAATATGATGATAATGTTGAAGAGATATTCAATCTTATAGCGTATCACCGTGGAAAACCTGAAGTTATGGGGTCTGCTAATCTTAAAAGTCAGATGTATAGTGCTGATTATGACCTGTTTGAAAAGGTTTATGAAAACAAAAACATTAATCAAGCAAAAAAAGACATTTACCTCAATTTTAGAGATATACTTAATCATATTGCTAAACTAAAAAATGTCTTTTTTATTGATTTCAAAGCTGGTATAGACCAAGATTTATATTTAGATAAAAGTGAGTTTAACAATCCATCTAAAGTTAAACTCTTTTATGAAAATGCCTACAAATCTGGTCTTATTACTAAAGAACAATATGATAAAATTGTTGAAAGTTCTAAAGACCAAGATGAATTATATGAAAATGCCCGTAAATTGTGGACTATCAGATGGGATAACAAAGAATTAGATAAAGGTTATAAAGTTCTATCAAAAGGTCGTAAAAAGACCTTTATTGATGCTATAGATGATAAGAGTATTATAAAAATTGATGTTGTCTCATTAATTAATGGTAAGTTTGTTGAATTTTCAAACATTTATGAGATTTACAATAAAGGTAAAGTCGTTAATCTTGCTCTAACTAATATTATTGAAAGTGTGAAAGAAGACATTAGAATTTATCATAAAAATAAGATGTGGCTTAAGATGTTAAAGCGTATCTTTGTTATTGCCCGTCTTCGTAAAGATACTAAATTAATAGAAACTCTTACTCAATTATTTAATAGTAATGTTGGTCTTCTATATAAAATACGAGCGGACTTTGGAACTCTTGCTTTAATTTTAGAAAAGGGTTATAGACCTATAAAAGACATACATAACAACATTCAATCACTAAAGGCTCAATTATCTAATGTTTATCAGTTCCCTATCG